ACCCTTATAGCTAAGGCTCAGGGAGTACCTTTTTATTTATCACTTGATCTTATTCTCTGTGGCTATCTCACCACCTAATGCAATGTACCCTGCGGCATCCAACCAACTGTCGCCATGGTCCAGCGTCCTAGCTAACCGGCACATCTTCAAAGCAGTCATGCAAAGCGCGACCTGTTCCGGCTTTATGTCCTGGTCAAGCAATGCGCTCCACACTTGAGCAACCCGCCCAAAGTTTTCCCTAGCGTCGCCATAGTCCTTGGCGCGGGGACCGTTAATAAGCTGCTCTGCCTGATTTAATACATCAACTCTATTCACGCTGCTGACTCCCACTTGGCCACAAAGTCCCAGGCGTTTAACTTAGTAAAGATTGCGCCCGCTTCTTTCTCTGTCCACTCATGGCCAACGGCTGAGGCTAACCACCCCACGTTCACTAAATGCGCCTCATTGCATCCAGCTAATAAAGACAAATGATGTTCATGTAATACGCTTACCAGGTCCGATTGATAGCATTGATTATTTGTTACCACCTCTATCCCTTGCATATACTCAAGCCCGGTCTGGTCCCTGCAAAAAACCGCACAATATACAGACCATGTGTAGCGGCCTGAATCTATTGTTTTAGCTAATGCTGGACCTGGCCTAAATGCTAGTCCTGTCTTTAGGTCTGCCATTTGGCATAGGCCGTTACGACCAGCCACAAAGGTTATCGCGCAATTCTTTAGCACTGACCTGCCCACACGCTCCATGCGGCGTTGATTGTTGTTTGATTTGCGTTTGCTCATTATGTATCCATATCGTCGTTATACTCTTGCTCTGCATCCTTGAACCCTTCCCACTGTTCCACGCCATGAGTTACCAGGTATTCGTATATCTCTGATTTACTTTGTATTAGCTGAAAATAGGCCATATCCACCAAAATGGCTGGCTTCCCTTCCCTTGTGTATACGCTCATTATTTAGCAGTCCTTATGGCATAAGCTAATTGCTTATTAAAGATCGCGTTAGCTCTACCAAACACCACGTCGCCGGTGATCTCATAGAATGGGAATCTCGCTTGGTATGACCTGCTTTTTCGCCATTGGGCAACCATACGAATGCGCTGGTTATTCCTTGGCCCATAACGCTGCCAGATACCCGAATTTTCATCGCCTTGCATTCCCTTGGGCACCCCACTGAAAAACTTGGCTTTGTTTGCCAGGGCTTTTTTAACGTAGTTCCTAGGTAGGTTTCCGTATTTGTTTAATTTGCTGTTCTTTGCCGGGTGGACCAAGGCACTTTTTTTCGGCCTTGATACGCCACCCTCAATTGAATATTTCATATAGGACCGATTAGCCGCTGCACCATCTATATAAACCTCAGACATTAGGTTGCGTTTGTTCGCTTTCTTATAGCGAAAACCTTTAATCGTAAAAGGCGTCGGCCGGTCCAAATATTTTGGGGCTTGCTGCTTTTCCTCTTGCATCGCTTGAAATGCTAACTGGGTCAGTGTTGAAGCAATTGCAAAAGGCACCTGGCGTTTAGCGGTCTTGCTTAAACCTAGCTGTATCGACTTAATATTGGTCGTAATATTCAAATTCATTATTGGTCCTTATTTCCAATCTTTTATCCAGGGTGATCGACGCTTGCCGATTCGCCCCGCTTGATTGCTGCTCATTTTCTTTGTTTCGATAACATCGGCTACATTCCAACCTCTGTGTATTCGTTGCAGTACCAAATACGTTGGGTGGCCGCTACGCTCGGCAATTTGTTTAACTGTTAAAAATTCGCCGTTCAGCTCGTATTTTTTTGGCTTTAGCAAAAAGCTGGGCCCTCCATGATCTTTTCCCGATACACTGAATAAAACATTTCTGGTGATACCGTCACGGTGTAGGCTTCAATGGTTCCCCATTGCACTCCCTCCATAAACAAGTGCCCTGGTAAAACAACCCGCCAGCGGCGTCGGTCCTTATACCAAAGTACGGGTATCTGTTTGGCAATTGCGGCTTGTGCGACCGCTTGTTGCCACCATCCACTAATCTGGCCGGGGCGTGCCTCGCTGTAATTTTTAATCTCCAATGCAATGGGCCAAATCTGTTCATCACCATCTAATACCAAGTCATGGCCACCGCCTCTGGTTTGCTCCAGGTTGCGTTTTAATTTGACGCCCAGGTTAAGCGCAATTAATCCCGCCACTTCCCTTTCTGCGCTGGCCCCTTTTCTCTGACTATTTACCAAAATTTAACCCTTTTAAAATTATCGTTTCTCGCTGCTTTTTTATATGTATTAATATATTGGGGGTCTTTAAGCCCCATATATATATTTATATATATAGTTATGCCGCACAAGATATGCCGCAAAACTGCCGCATTTATCGCCAGCTATATGGGCGTTTTGATTTCTACGCCGCACTATGCCGCAAACCCAAAAAAGACTATGCCGCAAGAAATCGATTCTACGCCGCATAACTGCCGCACGTTTCAGAGCATCGTTGGTTACTTTTTGTACAGTTAAATTGACCATTTTTATATACCTTTATAGATAAAAGATGCACCATTTGAATGGCGATTGCCCCGCTCTAAATGCTCAATCTGTCCCTTTTTATCCATGTTATAAACAATGCTTTCTATGGTGGAAAAGCTAATATTGTATTTGTCCTGCTTGGCTAGTTTTAGCAATTGCTTGGGGTAATAATTGGCTCTGTTTTGCATTGACAGATTTATATTTCTATCCTTGCAATAAGCGATTTGCTCAATAATCCATTTTTTGTCCAGGTCAAAGGTTAACTGGTCCACAAAGCTATCAATCTCGGCTTTTCCATAGGCATAGAAACCATCACCGTTATGCTTAAAATCTATTTCTAAATCTTTTTTGCCATAATTGTTTTTCATGATCTTCATCGTGATACAACCCTTTTCCGGGTTTGGGAATATGTACCAACGACAACGCCCTGTATTGTTCCAGGCGGTCGAACCACCCGCGCCCGTTCCATTGGCTAAACCTGACGCCGACGGGTGGCACAACAAAGCCACGGCCATTTCAAATTCCAACGACAACGACGTTAAACAACCCTGGATATATCGACGCACTTGCTGCCGGTCTATCTCATTACCGCCAAATGTGTCGGCTGCTGTATCAATGGTGAGCATGGCGGGTTTTATATCGCCCACTTTTTCGCGCAACTGGTGCCATATAGCGGTTTTAACACCATTGACATTTTTGCTATCGAATTCCATTAATACGTTGTCTTGGGCTGGTCGTGAGCTTAAATAAAGATTATCTAAGCCCCTAAAATCCATCCCATACAAAGTATTGATTGAAGCCTGGCGCCGGTGTAGCTGATGTATGTCATCTTCACAAAAGAAACCCATTGCTGGACCTTCTGCACATTGAACGCCCATAAATGGCCGCCCGGTGGCAACACACGACATTAATTGCTGTATTAATTGAGTTTTACCCACGCCACCATCACCATAAATCAACGTCGTTTGCCCCCTAGGCATCCAATCGTCCATTATCCATTCCATTGGCTTAGGCTCATGGCCATAAAGGCTAGACGCCTGGACGATCTCAAATTTTGCGGGTGGCTCGATGTTTAATAGGTCTTTGTTATCCAGGACCGCATTAACCGGGCGCATCGTCGGAATTTGTGGCTCAATGGCTGCCCTTGTTCGCATACTGTCGATTGACCGTATAACGTTAGTAACAAAGCCCATGCAATTAATACCTGGCGACCCTTTCATGCCCTCGGCTGCGTCGGTAAACAGTGCGTTTGCACCATGTTTATCCACGTCGGCTTGATACACCTGGCAGATAATTTCCTCTAATGGCTCGGCACGCTCCAACATTGCTGCCACGATTTGCTTTAGGTAATCGTTTCGACCTTCTGGCACCCTTGGTTCGTCCAATGGTTTTGGCACTTGGGGAGTAACCAGGTTAACCACATTGTCGGCCATGGCTGCCATAAACTCTGGCGAAATCGTGGTTTGCATTTGGTCCATAATTTCGTCAATGTTTAATAATTCGCCCTCCTGGTATCCAGTAAACGCCACGTCGATGGTGTCCTTTGTGCAAGCTGGTTGCCAATACGCCCTGCTTAAATCTTTGCAAGTGGTATCTATGTTGGTGTCTGAACCTAAAATGCGCTCATACACATAATTAAAAACAATCGGCCATTCGGTCCGACTGACTAAACGATCAAAAGGAATCACCAAGCGCCACCTGGGCCAATCTTTACTCTGGCTGTGCGTTGAGTGAAACGCGTAAGCATTGCCGGCCAGTTCTGGCTCAACGTCCTGAGGTAATGTGGGTAAACCGCTGCATTTAGAATCAAGGCCAATGCCTTGTGAATTGTCATAATCCACGACCATCATTGACATTGAATCAACGTTGGCATCACCGCGTTTGGGCGGGTCCATGGAATACACCGCGCCGCTATACATTAGCCCGGCGTCTTTGTTGTTTATTACCTGGTGATCGCTTAAATGATCTTTTACAAACTCTGGCCAAGGCCTGACTGCATTTGTGCCAATGCTATTTTTTACACTAGGGAACAGTGTGTAACGGATCATTGGTTATCACCGAAAACGTCTGGCCGCATTTGATAACGGTTAACTTTTTCTTTAGCTGCTTTTTCAACCAATAAAACCCGCTCACCAGGAACTAATTCCCATTGACTAATTGCTTGAGTGGTAATGGTGTGCCCTTCAGCGCGAATGTGCCGAGCTAAAGCGGCTGGACCACCCGCAAAAGCAATCGCTGATTTTGTAAAATCTGCCATTTTGTCTTTGCCAGTTAATACTTTTCTTTTTCTCGCCATGATATTAAAACTCTAATCTGTCGTTTCTTGATTTGAACAGATTGTAAGTTTTAATTACCATTGTGTAAAAAGTTCTAAAAGCGCGCTTGGTTATTTTTATCAGCTTTGGTAAGCATAACTTTACATTCATTAAGTCTGGGTATACTATTGCACCACAAGGCAATCATGCCTTTGGAGGCTATATGCTAAACACTAATAAAAATTTAACAGTTGAAAACTTGCCGAACAATCGCGCAAAGAAATTGGCCTGGATGCGCGAAAACTATTCCTGGCACCTTATATTCACCGACTGCATGTCATCAATCATGCCACAATATGCTCGGATACAAATTTTTGGATTTACTCGTTTGCTTGATACTTGGGCACGAATAATGAAGGGAAGCAATGACGAGATTAACGGCCCACCAACTGGAGCGAACACCAATGCCTAAAAATTCAGATGTTCTTCACCACAAAATAAAAGCTGCCAGATCACATGTAAAAATGACCCAACAACAATTAGCTGACGTGCTGGACGTATCGCGCCCGGCTGTTAGCTTGTGGGAATCAAACGACCCAGAAGTCCGAAACGAACCAACCCGAACCCGCCTTAGAAAATTAGCCATTGTCACTGGTGCCCCTTTGCACTGGTTAATGGATGATAATGACCGATCAATGCCCGAAAACTTTGGAAAGACAATTAAAGATATAGAAGCGATTAGCCATAGACTTGGTGAATTAACACCAGAACAGATAACCGCTATTCGCATGATGATGGATAGTTACGAATAATATTAAAAATAAGAAAAAGCCCCTTTTTTGGGGTTTTTTTGTGCCTGGTTGTTTTAAATGTTTCTAGGAATAATTCCTAATTTTTTAGTTTAGGCATGATAATTTGTAATAAATTTACAAATGCTGTTGCGTCCAAATCGGTGTTTGTGTATATTCTGATCTGTAAGTAAAACTTACACCAAAACAAGGATATACAATTAATGGAATTTAATTCAGATATTAAAACTTTGAAAGGAATATCACAAAAACTAGATTTAACAGATGAAAATACCGTTTTAGCCTTAGATTTAATCTGTAAATTTGACGAAAAAACGATATTAAAGATAATAAACAAGGTAAAAAAACAAACTGGCCAAGGTTGATTGCTGATTTTTAGCATAAAAACTTTATAGGCCAGTTTTTTTAGCCCCTCATGCTATTGAAACCGAACATTAGTTTTATTAGAAATGCTATTGAAACCGAACATTTAAAAAGGAACTGCTATGCAAAACACCAAAACAGAACGTTTGTTATTTAACTTATTAGGCGGTGCCATTTTCGTCGTGTGTACGGTCTGGTGGTTTGTTGGGGTTTTATCATGAGCGAGGCTTTACTTTTTTTAACGGTCCTAATCGCGGGCCAAATGTTAGTCGGATTAATTTAAAGGAAAAAATATGCACTCACCCACAGAAATTGACCAAGCGGCTTTTACACTCCAGGAGGCAAAAAACCGAATGGAGTTAATCAAACAAGAAGTGTTAAACGCCGAACTTCACATTATTGATCTAGCTGGCGTTAAAGACGAAGGAACGACTAGCGAATCTGGCAAGTATTTTAAAATCAAAACGGTTGGCAAAGTCACCCGTCGAATTGATTTCGACGCGCTGGACCTACTTAAACAGAAAATGCCCGAAGCGATTTTAAGCAAAGTATTTAGCTACAAACCCACCATTGACGTGAAAGCATTACGCCACATCGAACTAAACGAGCCGGAATATTACAACGAAATTAGCCGGGCGGTAATCGCCAAGCCAGCAAAAGTCGCTGTTACCGTTGAGCTTGTGGAGGATGCAGCGTAATGGCTATTAAATTAATAAGCGCCAAAGATGCAGCATTGCAAAACGGCATTAAGGTTTTGATATATGGCCCCGCTGGCGCTGGCAAAACGGTATTTTGTACCACTGCCCCCGAAGGTGAAAAAACGCTAATCATCAGCGCCGAGGGTGGCTTATTGTCCATCCAACACGCCGACCATGTGGATATTTGCGTTGTAACGTCACTAGATGACGTTTTTGAAATTTACGCGCACCTCAAAGGCGACCACCCGTATAAATGGGTCTGTTTAGACTCAATAAGCGAAATTGCAGAAGTCGTTTTAATTAGTGAAAAGGAAAAAACAAAAGACCCTCGCCAGGCGTATGGTGCCCTAATAGATCAAATGACGGCGCTTATTCGCTCGTTCCGCGATCTAAAAACTAACGTGGTTATGACGGCCAAAATGGACCGGGTAAACGACGATCATGCCAATACCCTACTCTTCATGCCCTCGATGCCTGGCGCACGCCTAGCGCAATCGTTGGCTTATTTCTTTGATGAAGTTTTTTGTTTGCGACTGACCAAAAACGCCGATGGTGTTATTGAGCGGTCCCTTCAAACTTCACGCGATATTCAATACGAAGCTAAAGACCGATCAGGCAAATTAGACCCGTATGAATTCCCCACCCTGGCAAACATTGCCACAAAAATCCGTAACTAAAAAAGGTAGTAAAAATGCAATTTTCTTTTGATGCAACAGGTATTGACACGTCCGATAATCGTGGTTTTGAGCCATTACCACAAGGCAAATACAACGCCATGGTGATTGAATCAACGATTAAAGACACAAAAGCTGGCACCGGCAAATACTTAGAACTTGTTTGCCAGGTATTAGACGGCAAATATGTTAATCGCAAAGTTTGGCACCGCCTAAATATTGTCAACCCCAACCCTGATACCCAAGACCGTGGCCGCAAAGATTTGGCCATATTATTGAGCAATTTGGGGCTGCCGCCTAAATTTGGCGACACTAACGAAATGCACGGAAAACCATTTGTGATGGGCTTAAAAATTAGCCAGAGCGACGGATATGAGCCATCTAATGATGTGTCATTTACTACTCCTGCCGCTAACCAACCCACGGCTGCACCAATGATGGGCCGACCGACTCCACCACCAACCGCGACTGTTGCCGCGCCACCCTGGGGATAATGTAATGGCGACCATACCACAACCGTATAACAGCACGATCGAAACGATTTATCGAAAGTTTGAAACCAATCATGTTGAATCAAGCCGCGCCCATCTTGGCGCATCAATGATCGGCCGCGAGTGCAACCGGGCGCTGTGGTATGGCTTCCGCTGGGCCACCGTGCCCAACTTCCCTGGGCGCGTGCTGCGCCTATTTAAGCGCGGCCACGACGAGGAGAATTATTTTATTCGTGATCTTATGTCGATTGATGTTCAAGTCTGGGCAGTAGATCAAAATCAAAAACAATTTTCCGTAAATTGGCACGGCGGCCATTTTGCTGGCTCTTGTGACGGGGTGGCCAAAGGGCTGCCAGAATCACCTAACAAAGCCCATTTACTGGAATTTAAAACCCATAACCATAAATCGTTTGCGCTGCTCAAAAAGCAAGGCGTGCGCGAATCAAAGCCGGAACATTACGCCCAAATGCAAGTTTATATGCACGGCTTGGGCCTAGAGCGCGCCATGTATATGGCAGTCAGTAAAGACACCGACGAACTGTATACCGAAAGATTTGAATATAACCAGGAGGATGCTTTGGCGCTGGTCGAAAAGGCCCGGACGATCATTGCAACCGACGAGCCACCGCCTGGCATAAGTACCAGAAAAGACTTTTTCAAATGCAAATTCTGCGACCACCAAGACGTGTGCCACCGTGACGAATTGCC